ATTGTTTTGAATATATTCTTTGTCTTAATTGTTGACCATCAATCGTATTTTTAGAACCACATATAAAAGATACTTCAAGTTCTTTATTATAAGTTGCTAATTCTTTATATTTATCTTTACCATGTAAAAACGTAGTACCAAATGGTAATAAAAGTGAATTTTCACATTTATCCAATATGTCAGATCCCCATGTTAATATACAACTAAAAAGGTGGGAGTTTTCTGTAGCCCAATTATGTAGACCAAAAAGCTGATTGGGTTCCATTATTATTAAAATATTATATGGGTTTATATTAAGTTCTTTAAGGGTTGGGGTATAATCACTAAATATACTAATGGGTTTATCTTTTAATTCAAGATCATTACCTATGAATTTGTTATATAAATCTATAGGTATAAAATTACTCTTTATAATCATATTAATATCCAGTTTTTAGGGTATAAATCAGTTAATGGTTTTGGATCAGTGAACCAGTTTTGTGGTGCTATTATTTTTTTATTTAGGTTTTGATTTAAATAAGCTCCCCACCAACTATAAGAACTATTTGATATAATGTTATGATGACATAAGGACATTAAACATAAGTCCTCAAATTGATTATTTCCTTCAATAAATATTACTCCATCAGGAAATACTTGTTTACACCATTCTATATCATCAGAGAATATTAAAAAAGTATAATCTTTATCATTAAAACAGTTTAATGACTCTTGAAAGTATTCAGGAGTAACATTCCAGAAACCAGGATGATTAACATAATCTCCTCTTCTAACATGTATTGCTACAGGATTAGTATATTTGGATATTTCTAATTTACATTTATTTAATATTTCATCTTTAAATGTAAATTCTTTTAAAATTTCATCTTTGTAATCATCAAAGTATTTATATGATTGAAAGTACCCTTCAATAGCTGTATTATCTGATATATCTAATATAGAATTTTCATATAAAAAATTTGTTTCTAAGTATAAATTTATTTCTGTTTGATCTAATAATAGAGCTGTGAGATTAAAACAATCAAATAAATCTAATTTATATTTGATCCACTTATTGTTAGTAAAATCAAATAATCCCTCTTGTTTAATGGTAGTATGATTAGGTAAATAACAATCTACATTTAATCTTAATGCCTGAGATTTTAAAGTTGCATATTGAAACATTTGGTTACCTAATCTCCCACTATAACCTATACTTTTATGAGTAATCATAATGAATTATATAAATTGTTTTGATATTAATATTTTGATTTCTTATAATAACTTATCCAATATTCAATCATTTCATCTAACATAGTCTCAAAAGTATACTCATGCTTCCATCCTGTTGCATTAACTAATTTAGAACAGTCTCCTTTTAGATCATGAAGCTCTTCTGGACGTAAAAATTTTTCATCCTGTTTAATATATTGCTTCCAATCTAATTCTAACTTACCAAATACATACTCACAAAGATCTTGTACTGAATGTGATATTCCTGTTGAGCATACAAAGTCGTCTGGTTGCTCTTGTTGAAGTATTAACCACATTGCATAGACATAGTCTTTGGCATGACCCCAATCTCTTGTGGCTTCTAAGTTTCCTAATTTAAGTTCATTAGATAGTCCTAACTTAATCTTAACTGCTTCCTTACATACCTTGTTAGTTACAAAGTTTGTACCTCTACGAGGTGATTCATGATTAAATAAAATACCATTTGATACAAACATCTTATAAGAGTTGCGATAGTTTCTACTAATGTTATATGCAAATACTTTAGCACATCCATAAGGTGATACTGGGTTGAGAGGTGTAGTTTCTCTTTGGAATCTATCGTCATCGATACTATTTCCAAACATTTCTGAAGATGATGCTTGGTATATTTTTGTTTTAGGAGATACAAGTCTTACTGCTTCAAGTACATTTAATGTACCTATTCCTGTTGCATTGGCTGTGTATAGAGGTTGATCAAAAGATATTCTAACATGTGATTGTGCTGCTAGATTATATAATTCATCCGGCTGTACCTTTGCAACTACTCTTACAAGTGATGCTAGATCTGTTAGATCAGCATACTCTAGTTTAATTTTATCATAAACTGCATCTAACCTTGCTGTTTGATTTTCAGCTACAGAATTTCTCTTTACTGTTCCCCAAACCTCATATCCTTTTTCTAATAGGAGTTCTGCTAGATATGAACCATCTTGTCCGTTTATTCCTGTTATAAGTGCTACTTTATTTTCTCGCTTTATCATAATTTTTTATAAACCATTTAACTGTTTCTCTTATTCCTTGTTCGATGGGAGTGAATTTAAAGTCCGGAAGATAACTCATAAGTTTAGCATTTGAAGATGGTTTTCTAAATTGACCGTCTGGTTTATCTTTTTCGAATACTATGTTTCCTTTGTAGTTAAATTCCTCAGCTATAATTCCTACTAGGTTCTTTATGCTTATTTCCTCTGAGGTTGTGAAGATGATTGGCTCTTCTTCGTCATAATTCTCAACAGCCCACTTGGCCAACTCTGCTACATCTTTTGAGTATATAAATTCTCGTAAGGGCTTTCCTGTTCCCCATACTTTAAAGTCCTCTTTAGTCTGCATTGCTAAGTACATCTTATACATTAGCATTGGTACAACGTGTCCATGTTCTAAAGAAAAGTTATCGTTTGGTCCATATATATTGGTTGGAATTACAGAAGTGTACTTCAATCCATACTGCTCTCTATAAGCTCTGATCTGAATGTCTGCTAATCTTTTAGCATAGGCGTAGGGATAGTTTGAGCTATGAGGAAAGCCATTATGAATTTGATCTTCTGTTAGTGGGTAATTTACTTTATCAGGAAATACGCAAGTGGACAGAAATGATACTAAGTTTGTAACTCCGGCTAGTCTAGCTGATTCAATTACATTTGTATTGATCATTACGTTATCGTACAAATACTCTCCTTTATACTTCATATTACCTCCAAGACCCCCTACCTTTCCTGCACAGTGTATAACGTGAGTTGGTCTATGCCATTGAAAGGCTTTTAAGGCTTCACGTGGATTAGCTAGATTATAGTCTCTTCCTAACTTAACATCAGCATCAATAGCTGAACCTACTAATCCTTTTCCTCCTGTTACTAATAATTTAGAGTATTTCATAGTAGTTGTTTTGTTTTTCTTGTCTGTCGATTGTCTTTGGATGATATAAACAATAATCATCTTCTAAGGGTAAAGTAGCCCATGTATTATGACCCATTAATACTTCATGTACTTTATTACCCCAATTTATTTTTGGAGAATTTTGAAGTATACGAGGTTGTAAGTCTGGGAAGTTTACCCATCCTTTTTCATTCACATTCCATCCCCATTTTTGGATATGTTCTTGTGTTAATCCCTCTACGGTATTAATTCTAGGTAATAAAAATACGTCTATGGTTGGATTGTCTTGGAGTATTAAATGTAAGTTCTGTAAAAACTCAATGGTAATATACTCATCAGCATCAATTTGGAAAATCCATTCTCCAATACAATGTTTTTTTAAATTATTTTTAAAAGCCGCAAAATTTCTATTTAGTGAAAATTCTACAACATTTATTTTACCATAAAATTGATCTAATACTTGATATACCTCAAGTGTAGTATTACCCTGATCACATTGAATTACTATTTCATCCTCATCTCTTTTATTAGGGATGAGGATGTTTAGTAATCTCATTAATTCTTCATGTTCATTACAAACAGGAATTGCATAACTTATTTTCATATTTAATTTTTAATTAAAGAATCCTATATAATCTAGAGCTTCAATAAAATCGTTTTGTGAATAACTCTTTAAAGTTTTTATATCAGTTTTATGAGTATAAAATTCTTCGGTTCCAGGTATTTTAAATTTACCTTTCTCATCTTCATTTACTTCAACAGCTAATATACCGCTCCATTGCCAGTTATCTTTATGAGTACCATTGGCAAATACTGTTCCTTTATTCTGAATATTGATTGTTATTGGGTACCAAACGCGTTTTTCAGAATCAGTTGATTTGATATCTCTGTATAGTTCAGGTAAGGTTTCTTCGTATAATTCAAAATCAAATTCGCCTTCTATCATTAAATCATTTGTTTGATAACCACACCCAAAACAATAATAATTATTTTTAGCTTCATTTACGGGTGTAATATAACAAGCGTCACTTCCACAACGTGGGCAAATACTTAGTTTGTCTTTCATTTTATTCTACTTTTTTTAATTTGGGCAGTTCAATTTTTTTAAGTTGAGGTAATTTTAATTGAACTTGTTTAGGAAATTCAGGGATTTTTTCAGTTAATATTAAACCTAACTTTTCTTGCATTTTTTCAAATGAAAAATTAGTTTTACAATAAAAACCTAATCGTTTACCTTTTTCTTGATATTTTTTATAATTATCAACATAATCTTTTAATAAACCACTTACAAACCCATAATCTGCTGTAAACCATTGTGAACCATCAATTAACATATCAGGTACTTGTGCTGAAGGATGGATATTATTAAGATTACCAGGCACTAATGATGCAAATTCATGATTCAAGAAATCAACTTGACCACTCCAATTAGAAGCAATAACTGGTTTTTTAGTTTGAGTAAATTCTAATAATGGTCGACCAAATCCTTCACCTTTAGTTAAACTAACCATCGCTTTAATTTTTGAATGATTATATAATTGATTAACTTCATCATCTGATACCTCACCATGAAATAGATAGATGTTAGGTAGATTTTTAGAATTTGTAGATTGTTTAATCCTATCTATGTTTTTTAATATTTGATTTCTATCTATAATGCTAGCAGGTCCAGACATTGTTTTTAATATCAAGGCAGGTTTAATTTTTCTATTTTTAAAGGTTTCTAAAAATACTCTAATTAGCCCACTTACATCTTTTCTATCTTGACCAAAATCTCCTTGGAGCCAGTGACCTACAAATAAAAATGCAAAATCTTCTTCTATTGCATCTAATGCCTGTCCTACTTCGGAAGTAGGTGTTAAAGATGTTGGAAAATACTTAGCAATATCTACTCCTTCAAATAATACTTCTATAGGAGTAGTTAATTCTACTGTACCAACAACTTGTTTGGTCTGGTCATCTTGTTTTTGAAATTTAGAATCTTGAAATACTTTTTTAGAATGTTCTGATGATACTAAATTTAAATTCATTCTATTCATACCCTCAATCCATTGTGGGGCACAAATAGTAGTTTCAATACCAGCTGTTATCCCAATATTAAATTTTCCTACTGCTTGGAATTCATTTGGAACTGTAATTTGAGCCCAAATATCAGGTTGTTGAGTCATTTGACCTTGAAGTAAATGTGGTTCTAAAAATCCCCATTCTTCTTTATGGTCTTCTATAAAATTCCATGGGGTATTACCCCAACGTTGTGGCATTATTTTAACGTCATACTTATCTAAGTTAATTAACGCTTTAACTAAATCTCTACTACGAGAACCATATCCACTGTAAGTGTCAATTGGACAACTTATTACAAATGTATTTTTCATTTTATTTTATTAATACGTTAATTTATGAACTAATTCTAAGGTATCCAACTCTCCTGTCTTAAGAAATTCAAAAGTTTTTCTTGGTTTAAATGATGATAAAGTTGTATCAATATCTCTAATAACATTATTACACATCATTCTAGCAGACATTCCTGATTCATCTGATGTTACCCATTCTCTAGCTGCTAGTCCATTTTCTTTTCTAATTTCAGGAGACATTTCATAAACTTGTTGAATAGCTAAAGCTAATTCTCTAAAATCTAATTTATCATCCCAAATATAAGGGGTAGTAGGTGAACCAACCATTGATATATTATTTGGAAATACAGGTACAGCCCATTTACCATGTTTTTTATAAGTACCAAAATGATTAGATGGGAAGTCTTTTGTTAATTCTAACCATTTACCATTTTCATCTTCAAAACGCATTTGATCTTGCATACCACCTGTCACATTAGCAATAATCATTTTACCCGCCATCATAGCTTCAGTAAGTGCTAATCCCCATCCTTCATTTGAAGTAGGTAATACAGTTACATCAGCAATGTTGTACAATTTGTTTAATTCCGGAGTATCAATTCTACCATCTGAGAATATAATATTAGATTCTTTACCAAATAACAATTCTCTTACAGCATATAAATCTGTACCGTTTTCATCAACAGGTTGAGTATGAAGTACTAATGCAATTTTATCTGCTTTTTCTTTAGGTAAAGTATCTAAGAATAATTTGTGAGCAGCTAATAGATCACTAATACATTTTCTTCTAATATTACGTGAATTAAAGAATAATATAAAATCAAATTCTTTATCTCCAAATAATCTTTTCTTAGTTTCTTTTAACTCGTCTTGATTTTCAATTGGGAAGAATTGTTTTTCATTTATACCATGAGGTACATAAGTAATTATTTTATCTTTAGCTTTTTTACCCAAAACCATTTCATTAATATTCTTGGTTTGTTTAGATATAGCTAATAAAGTATCACATGACTCATAAAATGCTCTATTGTAAAGTGGAGCTGGTAAATCATCCCATATGTTAAGATAAATCATTGGGATTTGTTTTCTAACTTCGTTTTCAATAGCAAATAACCAATCATAATATCTTGGATCAGTAAAAAACATTAAACCATCAGGTTTTTCATTTCTTATTAAAGCCCTAATTAAATCAGCATTACCATATCCATTATTAGGATAAATTGTAATTGATGAATCAGTATTACCTGTTTCTTGATTTGTTGCTTCAGATAAGTCTAATCTTTGTCCTGATTCAGGGTGATTGATTGCAGCTCCTATTACTGCCCAATTGTAGTGGTGAGAAGTCCCTAAAACTATTTCTCTGGCCATTGTTGCAATTCCAGAATGCATTCGGATATCATCACAGATAAATAATATCTTTTTTCTTTGTTCTTTTGGTATATAACCTTCTTTCATAAACTATTTTTAATTTTATTTTTCTAATTCTAAATTCATATGATTATGAACTAATTTTTGAAACTCGGGGTCTGTTAAATATAGATGCATACACCTATCTGCTAATTTTTGTAATGAGAACTTAGTTTTAATTGTCTCGATTTTAAATGCTTCGAAGATATCTTTATCTACTTTTACACTTGTTAGTTGTTGATTTTGTGACATAATTTATTTATTTATATTGTTATATATAAATATCTACATAGATTGAAAGAATGCAAAGGCAGTTTTAGTTGGGGGTTCATTCTGGTCACATAAATCTGAATTGTCTTTGTATGGGCAAAAATTACAATTATGTTTGCTAGGGCGTTTTTCAAAATCAGTGGGTTTAAATCCCCCATCAGTATTAAAAGCCTCTATTAGGAAATTATCTAATAATTGTCCCGCTTTATTTAATTTAACTTTACCTGATGCTGGTACGAATTCTTGGATTCGTTTTTGTGGGAAATCTCCTTCCTCATATACTTTTCTACGGGTAATAAAGAATTCAATTTCAATATTATCAACCGGAAAATTATATTGTTCAGCAAATACTTTTTTATATAAAATTAATTGGGTTTGTTTTACCTCGTCTTTTTTATCTTTATCACCCCAACCTCTTGTAGAGGTTTTGATATCAATGATTTTAATTGTGTTTGTATCCTCATGATACAAAACTAAATCCAGGTATCCAATAAATCTTACATTAGGGATTGATTTATTTGGTTGTAGGTTTAAAGGTACTTCTACTCCAACCAAATGCCAACCTCTTTTGGAGAAATACTTAGCTTTTTTAGCTTTAATATACTTAATAATGTTAACTCCATCATCGTAAAATTCAGCTAATTCAGCAGGATTACTAAAGTGGATGTTTTTATTCTTTTTATATGTATTTTGATATTCTATCCTCAGCGATTCTTTAAGTATAGCATTCAAATCTAATCTGTCAGCCGCTGCTACACTTGTATCGTAGAATACCGTTAGATATTGTTGAAGAGTTGTGTGTAAGGCTGTACCAAATACAGCGTGTATGCTTGGTAAATATACTTTATGTCCGTCTCTATAATTTAATCCCCAGCGATGAGGGCAACTAGAGAATATGCTTAATTGAGAATAGGATATAGATTTTTGAAATCCATACTGTACTTCAGGAACTACAATAGATTTAAGTTCTTTTAGTACTTTGGGGATTGGTTTGGATTTCATTACTTATTTTTTCCTATTTTGGATTTCTCTATCTAAGTAAAATAAAGCTTTTTCTAAATCCTGAATTATATTGTCTTTTTTACCTGCTCTAGAAATATACTTTAATGTATTACCTAAGTTAAATCCTACTTCCCAGGCTTCTATAACTTTTATAGCTTCATATGGGTTATCTTTACCACCATAATGAGTGGGATGAACTACCATTTCTAAGTCATCATCTTCATCAATAGTAACTCTTACTTCTCTATCGTTCATTTCTTCAAATTTATATTTTGAATTACTCATTTTAATAATTTTTTAATTTCTTTATCAGATATTCCGGTTTGTAATAATATTTCTATAATATCTTGTTTAGTAATAATATCACAATAATCTGTAACTTCCCTAGTACTAATTTTAAAATAAGAAGCTAATATGTTTAGTACTTCATTACTGTAAATAGCTTTTGTAGGTTTGATGTATTTTGAAAACGATTTTTGTTTGGGTAAAACTTGGCAATAAAATTGGTATAACTTTTCCTTTGGCATAGGGAATTCTTGTATTTCAGCAACTATTTCAATGTGGTTAGGGTTCATTGATATGATTTTATTAATCATAAAGTTACTAAAAATATTATGCTCCTCATTTGAAAATGAGGACCATGGTAATTTGTCGTATTGCATTTGTTTTACCCAATCAAAAACAGATTTAATTTGTAGCATCCTCGATTATAAATCTAAGTTCATCAGGTAATCCTTCTTTTAGAATATCTCCAGTTTCTGGATCATAGAATACTTGGATTGGTAAAACATTGTCATCAGGTGTACCTGTTACGAATTTAGATACTTTTCTTAGTAAGTATCCTTGGTGCCAAACTTTACCTCCATTAGCAGTTAAAATTGGTGTGGTTTTGCTTAAATCTAAGCTTACTTGTGGTTTTTGATCTTCCATCTTTATTTATTTGTTAGTAATTTTGATATTGAGGCCATGAAAGTTATTTCTTTATCAGGAGCCATTAATGATTTGTATTGGTAATCTGCTATTATAAGTGTAGCTAAAGCTGAGTCTGTATATTCATCTGCTCTTTCAAATAATACTCTGTAAAGTTCATTATAATCTCTAATATTAGAGTCAGCTATTATTTGTCTTATAGTGTTAAAATTTTTAATATTTTTACTTTTAAGTAATTCTATTATTTGATCAGATGTTTGATTAAAATTAGTAATTAATCTACCAGGTTCTAATACACCCTCTTTAATTGATGATTGTAATAGATTTAAACTTTTTCTAATGTCAGGGTAGGTTTGTTTTACAATACTAGCTACATAAGGTTTAGAATATGTTACTTCTTCAGTATCTAATATTTGAATACATTTTACAGCCACATCCTTCATAGATGGAGGAGTTAATTCAAATACTACTGTACGAGATTGAATAGGATCAATTATACGTTCAATATAATTACAAGTAAAAATAAAACGTGTATTTAAACTAAATGTTTCAATTATATTACGAAGAGCGGCTTGAGCGTTAATAGTTAAAAAATCAGCTTCATCCATTACAACCACTTTTTGTGGTTTAAAACTAGCAGCGGAAGCAAATGATTTTACCTTATCTCTAATAGTATCAATACCATTTTCATCTGAACAGTTAATATATAGTGAATCACAATTAATGTTATTTACTATTAATTTAGCTGCAGTTGTTTTACCTGTTCCCGCACCACCACAAAGTAGTAAGTGAGGAATATCATTAGAATCAATCCATTGTTGTAAAGACGATTTAAAATCATCATTACCAATGTACCCTTCTAGAGTATCAGGTCTATATTTTTCGGTAAATAAGGTGTGTTTTTTATTGAACATAGGTTAAATATATGACTCCCCTTACGGGGAGCCTAATTTATTACATCATTCCTTGTTGAGAATTTTGATCTTCTTTATCTTCTTTGCGCTCGTAAATTACAGATTCTGTTGTTAAAATAGTACCTGCAACTGATGCTGCGTTTTCTAAAGCAATACGAGTTACTTTTTTAGGATCAATAATACCAGCTTCTTTAAAGTTAATAGTTGATAAATCTTTATAATTAAGACCATCCCAATTACTTCCATTTTCTGAATCACTTAATTTAGAACCTAAATATTGTACTTCTACAATATCATGACCAGCATTAGTTAAGATTTTTTGGAATGGGGCAGCAACTGCTCTATAAACAATTCTCTTACCTAAGATAAAATCATTTGAACCTTCGAATGTAATTGATTTTCTAGCATATAGTAAAGCTGTTCCACCACCTACTACAATACCTTCTTCTAAAGCAGCTTTTGTAGCAAATAAAGCATCTTCTACTCTATCTTTTTTCTCTCTAATTTCTAATTCACTGTTACCACCTACATTAATAATAGCTACTCCTCCAATTAGTTTACCTAAACGTTCTTGTAATTTTTCTCTTTCGAATGGTGAGTTAGCGTTATCAATTTGAGATTTGATTTCTTCAGCTCTAGCTGTAATAGCTTCTTCTTCTCCTTTACCATCTACAATTGTAGTTTTATCTTTACCAATTGTAGCAGTACGAGCAGTACCCATACATTTTTTTAAAGTAGCAACATCAATTTTATCTAATTTATGACCTTTATCTTTAGATAATACTTGACCACCTGTAATAATAGCTAAATCTTCTAAAGCCATTGTTCTACGATCTCCAAAATCTGGTGCTTTAACAGCTACTACATTTACAACACCTCTCATTTTATTAACGATAG